GGTTCAACAATACCTTCTGAACTTGCTGAAACTCTTATATAGTGTAAAGTTTTTAATGTACCTAAATCTCCATAATCATAATTAGGTGTTTCAAATCTTGCTAAAATATCAGTGCCATCAAAACTATTTCCTATGTCATGTTGATAAACAAAACCATTTGTATCGCCATGATAGTATTGTTCAATATTATTATTATCAAAACCTGAACCAATACCAGTAACTTCTAAACCTCTTGTTTCAGACCATTGAAAACCATCTGGTCTTAACGTGCCTATAATTCCTCGTTGTGCTGAATTAGATGCTCCAGTATTAGTGTAAAATAATCTGTACTGTGATTTTTCTCTAAGTACAACACTTGAAATAACAAAACTATCTACTGATTCAGCTAGAGAAGTTACAATTGGTTGAATAGCTTGACTAATAGTTCCTAACTCAACATCACCAATTCTTGCTGTACCTGCTACGGTTCTTAATCCATCTGGTGCTAAAAATATTAAGTCACCACCAATCTCTTGAATACTGTAGCCACTTAAACAACCTACGTTTTTAGTAACCGGTACAATTGCAATATTACTTGAATCATTTATATTTATTAATTTAAATATACTGTTTGTACAAAATATAAATAACTCATTACGGAAACTTTTAATACCTTCTATCTGGTCTTCTAAAACTATTGAACCTGAACCAGTGCTAGTAAAATCTGTTGGGTCTAAAGTACCACTAAAAAATATAGTATTTAAATTATCTTCTACTCCAGCAGCTATTAAATGCTTGTCATGAACAGTTACATGTTTTACCCCTTTTGTACCAGTAACTGTTATTTCCCCACCAAAAAATGTTCTAGTATTTATATTAGCACCTGTACCTTCCATTCTAAAAAAGTACGGTTTATTTACTCCATCGGCAATAATTAATGTACCATAATTAGAAGTAGCACTTTCAAATAAAGCAAAACTATTTTGTCCTTGGCTAGTTCTTGTTAAAACACTACGACCTGTAAAAGCGGTATGATTATCTCCACTACTAGCAACACTACTTCTATTTATTTCGGTCCAAGATGTACCAGTTTGACTAAAATAAATACTTGTACCTGCACAAGCAACAACTCCGTCTGCATAAGGAATAGTGCCTAAAATATTAGTTGTACCACCAGTTGGTTGTACTGCACTTGTTGTACCAAATTTTTGATACCCATTAATACGTCTATAGCCTCCCTCAATAGAAACTTCAAAGTTTCGTAAATCCTTGGCAACTCCCGGAGTTTTAAGTAAGTCTATTACATTTGAAGACTTAACTAACCCTCCGTTAACTGCTACGGTATAAGGTTGACTTCTAGCCATATTAAGCTATAAGTTTTTGGACAGATGTTGGTGTAACTTTTTCAGCTATTATAGCATCTAGACCATCTTTTTTAGATTGAACTTCATCAGCTCCTAAAGCTGCTTCAACCCAACCTTGTACATCACTTGCAGTTAAGTCTGCAAATTCTGTAAAGCTTGATAAGTCTGAAGTGTCTAACACTTGACTGCCGTAAACATCTGATGTGATATTAACTTCTACTCCATCAATAGTTTCTTTGTTGGTGTCGTCAGTCGCTTTCAGTCGCCAATGCACGTTCCACACTACATCAGACTTAGAATCCTTTGTAGGGTAAGTGTCAACGGTGCTTACATCCCATTCATATGATATTGCCATTTTATCCTCCTTTTAGAGTGTTAATTTCAGATTGTAAGGCTTCAATCTGTTCTTGTTGTTCTTTTATTGCTTCTATTAATAATGGTACTAATTTTACATATTGCACTGTTTTATAATCAGTTTCATGGTCAGCGTTGACTGCATCTGCTAAACATACTGCTTCTGGTAAAACTGCTTCTACTTCCTGTGCTGAAACTCCAACTTGTGTTTCATTTGAAAAACCTAAAGCTTGTGCTGCTTCATTTGGATTATATGTAAATCCATTTAATTGTTGCACTTTATTTAATGCATCTGTTAAATTAACTTTATTTTCTTTTAATCTATCATCGGAATAGTTTTCTGTAAGTGTTCCTGTAATACTTAGATTTCCAGAGCTATTTAAAATAAACTTTGTACTATTATTAATAAACATTCTAGTATCTGTATCGGTATCAGCTTTAAAAGCAAAATGCCCATCTGCATCTAAGAAACCAACAGCACTATTTTCTGCATAAACATAACCATCTACATTGCCACCACTATCTTTTAATGTAAGTTGAGCTGCACCTGTTCCACTTATAAATTGAAATTGAGCTCCATCTGCATCAATTTTGAGTCTTTCTGTGTTGTTGGTAGCAAAGAGAGTTGGAAGATTACTGACTGTTCCAAAGACCATTGCATTTTCGGTGTTGCCACTAAATAAGGTGCTGCTGTTATTGTTGTCCATACCTGCAATACCAACTTGAGTACCGCCATCAGTTTGAAATTTAATAAAACAATCTTCTTGACCACTATTGTTTGTATCAGCATCTAATCTTAATTCAATACCAGCCGTGTTTGCTACATGTAATTGTGTAGCAGGACTTGAAGTTCCTATGCCTACGTTTCCAGAAGAATCAAGACGCATTCTTTCAGAACCATTAGAACCAAAACTAAGTCTGTTCTCAGAATGACTGTATATCATCCACCCTGCATATTGTGCTGCACCAGATGTTCCATCAGAAAACCAAATATTACCGGAATGGTCTGTAGCAGATGCAATAGTCATTCCTGCTTCATCATCATCTTGATAAATTACAAAATTATCTGCATTTGCATGAGCATATGATATTCCTCCAGATGTACCGATACTAATTCTTTCAGAACTATCAATAGTTATAGCAGTAGCATTAGAGCTATCAGATATTCCCGGAGTGCTTGAGAGTTCTACTGGTATCTTTGTTGTCATATCTTTATCCCTCTAATGTTTCTATTCTTGATTTTAGACTATCGTTTTCTTCTTTTAATTCTTGTATTGCTTTAACTAACATTGGAATCATTTTTGTCTGTGAAAGAGTTTTGAAGTCATCAACTTCTACACCATCTATTTTACCCTCTCCTTCTTTTATATATTGTGGTGCTACAGTTTTAACTTCATCTGCTATAAATCCATATCTTGTAGTTGTTTCGTCTATGGGATTATAAAATTCTGATTTAGTGTTATATTTGTAAGTGACTGGTCTAAGTTGACTTACGATAGATAATCCATCGGTTAAATCTGCAACATCAGATTTGACACGACTATCAGAAGCTAATGAATGTACTGTTCCATCATTTGTAAACATATCACCATTAGACTCAATCTTCATCACTTCGGTCATAGTGTTAGAACCCGGATTGATATACATTTCAATACGACCTTTTACATCACCTTGAGTATTATTTTCTTTTTGTCCTCTTATTTCAAACCATGTTCTTGAACCATCACTAGCTTGGTTTGAATGATAACCTTTAAATCGTATTGTTCCCCCATTGTATGTATTACCAAGAGTTTGTGACCTTAAATTAATTTCTGCTCTAACATCTGAACCACCATCTATAGTTACATGAGAGTCAGGACTTGTAGTTCCAATTCCTAAATTACCAGAAGCGTCAAACCTAGCTGCCTCAGTTGCATTTGGTTTGAATAATATTTGTTGTCCTGAATCAGCTTGTATGTGTAAAGAATTATCTCCAAAAATTTTATGTGTTTTGCTATAACCTGTATCAGTTATGTGAAAACCTTGATTACCTACTCCATTTGCACCAGAAGAAGTAAGAGTTCCATTATTTACTGTCACATTTTCACTACTATCAATAGTTATAGCAGTAGCATCAGAGCTATCAGAGATTCCTGTGTCTAATAAGCTTCTTGATATTTTTGTAAGTGCCATATTATTCTCCTAAAAATATGTACGGTCATCCGTCATTCGTCTTGGTGTTGGATTCATAAGATTTGATTTCATATACTTCAAACCTTTTCTGTAATCATCTAAAGCAAAAGATGCTTGTTGTGGACTTTCTTTAAACTGCCAAACATAGTAACGTACTCTTGCAGTAATTACATTGCTGTATTGTTCTGGGAATACTATTTCATCACTATGAGCACTTAATGCTGTAGGTCTATTAAAAGCATAAAAATGCACATTATAGACCTTATCTGGTATTGGACTTAAACCAAACTTCCTGTTATCTGGTGACTTAATAACAAAATTAGGCTCACCATTAATAGAGTTTGCATCATCCGTATTTTCACTATCACGATAATATCTTCGCCAATCAGCATGATTTAATAATCTTAATCCTTTTGAAACAAATGGACTAGATTCACCACTAACATTAATTGTGGTAATGTAAAAATCATCCCAGTCAACAGAAGCATAATCAGTTATAATACTGCTACTATCTGATTTTAAAGTATACCAACGTTGTCCAGCAACTGTGGCAACAGTAACATTCCCATAAAATGGGTCTGTACCTCCACTTACCCCTGCTGAAAAGAAAGGTAATTGTGGTTCTTCATTAGCAATATCATAAATAGATTTATTAATTGCATCCTTTACAAACTTTTGAAAACCTTGTGCATTAGCAAAATTTACAGAAGTTAAAGTTAATTCATTTAACTCTTGTAAAATTTCATTAGTTAGTTCCAAATACGTATTAGCCATTATTTTTTATGTACCTTTTGTATTGCAAAGTTTGCAGTTAAACTAGCTCCTTTGTGAGGAACAAACTTACCTTTGTGTTTCATTAATTTAAAACTACCATTTTTTTGTTTCATCCAATGATAGCCTTTAGGGGCTTTGACCTTCATAATTAATTAGGGTCTTGAACTTCCATAGCACCACCCATAGCCATGCCAATTCTGTCCATGTTATTGTGTGGTCCACCATGTTTCATTTTCTTACGAGCCATACCACCGTACATTTTTTTCTTACGAGCCATGCCACCGTACATCATTTTTTTCTTTCCGTGTTCCATTACTTTTCTCCCTTGTCGTTTTCGTATTCAAATCTCATAGTGTTGTGACCTACCATCTCTGAACACTTTTCTTCTTTTTCATGAATTGTTTCGTAGTAACTAATTTGTTTTTCCATTGTATCTCCTTAAAAAAAGGAGGAGTCCGAAGACTCCCCCAATTTTATTAATCAACTGTGTAAAAAGCTGAAACTAATGCTTCAGGTCTTAACACTTTTGCTCCGTAAACGTGCAATCCTCTTACGATATCACCGAAAGAACTAGGGTCTCTTAGAACCTCAGTTGAGATGATAGTTTGAGCAGTTGCAGTAGAAGAAATGTGACCAGCAAGAATCTTACCAGTAGCTGTACTAGCAGCAGCAACATTATTAGATTTGTACATGTCAAATCCTCTTAGTTTACCACTAGATACAAGACCATTTCTTATAGAGCCTTGACCTGCGTTAAAGTCTACAGACAGTAACTTAGAACCAGATTGAGCTAGTTCATTGTAGAATGAAGGTGGTGCAACGAACCATCTTCCTTCTTCTGGAACACTTTGCTCATCTAGAAGTTTAGCCATAAATGACATTACATCTAGAGGGTCAGTTCCTGTTCCATCAGAACCAGTTAAGTCTATAGCGTTAGAGCCACCTTGATGCTGACCCATAGTTTGAGTAGCAGCAGAAGCATCCGCACCTAGCACGTGGTCAGGTGAAGATGTAGAAACTCCAGAGAACATAGAAGCTATAACAGCAGCATCATATGAATCTCTCAATGCATATGCAGCAGATGATGTAGCGACTTCTTTGAAGTTTACATGTGACATATTAGTTTCAATATCATCTACGATGAATTTGAAAGCTTTTGCACTATCTACAACCAAAGTTATCTCTTGGTCAGTTAACTTTGTTTGAGTAGTGTCAGAACCTCTTGTGTAATCAGAAACTGAAATCACAGGTTCTTTGATAATCCTAACAGAGTCTCCGAAAGCGGATATTTCACCAGCATAGTCAGTGTTAGTAATAGCTTCAACTACCGAGGCTTTTCTAAAGAAGTTTAAAACCTTTTTCGAATAAATCTTAGGTAGGAAAAAACTATTAGTTTGTCCACTAACGGAGTTTGCAAAGTTAGCATCAGTATCAGTTGACGGTTCAAAAAATTGAGCCATGATAATACTCCTTTGTGTTTATAGTTTATTTAACGATTCTGCCTTGTTGCATAGCTTCGCTGATTTCGTCTTCATACTTATCAAACTCATCCATGCTCATTGCAGCAATCTCCCTTTCAGACCAAACTTTCTCTTGGACTGGTTCAACCGCAGTTGTTTTAGTTGAAACCATGTCGGCAGCAGATTGTCTAGCCTTTTTAGAAGATGACTTATTTTCCTTTTTAGGAAGGTCAATACCTTTATCTTTTTTAAATAAATCAATAGCTCTACTAGCTAAATCAGCATCGTCAGCATTATTGTATATCCATTGTTGGATAGACTCAGGCTGCTCTTTTGCCCATTCATGAAAGTCATCACTATTTCGAATATCATCAAAATCTGGATGTCTATCATATAACCTTTGTTCAGCTTGTTGTTGTATCATTTCTGCTTCACGTTCTTGGAGTTTACTAAGACGTTCTTCTAGAACTTTTGCCTTAGATTCGCTTTGCATGTGAGCAACAGTTTCTACAACTTCAAACACATCTGGATACTCTTTTTTAAACTTTTCAAGTTCTTCTTCAGTTTTTGGAGCTTTATATTCAGGGGTTGCCTGTCTTAATAACTCTTCTTCTCTGCTTCTAAACTCATTTAGTTTAGTATCATAATGTTTTTTTAAATCATCGTAACGTTTTTTATAATCTGGTTTTTTATAAGGTTCATCTTTCGATGCTTCTAAATTACCAGTTTCAACATTACCAACCTGCTCTGCTTCATTAACATCACTTGATTTGAATAACTTATTCTTCTCAGATGGTTCTTCAAAGTAAAGCTGGTCTGCTGATTTAAAAGGTTCATCTTCACCAGTATGCCAAGATTTTTTTAAATTATAAGGATTGGCAGTTTCCTCTTTTTGGACTTGTTCAGTCATTTTCTACTCCTATTCGGGGCTTCGTTTAACAAGGTAGCTGCGTGTGCACTTGCAGGGCTTGTCTTGTAAAGGTAGCCTTTCGGTTGTAATTTATAAAGTGCCAAGTTTCCTTGGGTGGCTTTATTCCTATTAGCTCCTGACGTGTCGCTGATAAGGGTCAAGCATCATCTGGGAACGAATCTCGTCTCCCGTTAAATCACTTTCTTCCTGCACCATCGCACTAGGGTCAACAGTCTCTTTCGTTACTCTAATATTTTGAGTAGTTTCTTGAGGTTGTGCGAACCCAGCTTGTTGCTGCATTTCTTCCCTTATAGCTCCACCTTCTTGAGCTGGTAGTCTTTCATCTGCTTTAGCTTCAGCTTGTTTCATCAATGACATTAAATTGTCAGCTCCGATAACATCCACTGCTTTAGCAGTAAAGACAAACTCTCCATCCGATAACCTTGCAGGTATCGAATCTGAGACTTCCGTGCCCGGTCCTTCAATAGGACCAGAGCCTGAAAATTCTGAGGCAGTTTCCATAACTTTATCAAATATCATACTAAGTTGTGGATTGCCTTCTAATTCTTTCATTAAAAATTCTTCTTCTTCTTGGTCTAATGATTGACTAACTACATAGTCAACATAATCATCTTCCATTTCTTCATCAGGTTGCATCTCTTGTTTTGGAGACATTTCTGATTCATCAGCCATATTCATAGCCATTTTCATTTGGTTATCCATAGACATTGGACCACCTTCTTGTTTTTGTTCTCGCATAGATTCTTCGATAGCTTTGCCCCTAGTTTCTTCGTAAGAAGATATCTTACCATCTTTATCTAAATCAGCTTTTTCTGGATTTTGTAAACCGCCTTCTGCCATATTCATACGGTCTTTATCGTTTTGCAACATACCTTTTTTCATATTATTTCTCCTTGGCTTTACCTATGTTTATAGAACAGAAGTCTATAATTTTATATAGTTTACCAATTAACAAATCATCTTTGGGGGTAGGGGTTAGTGCAGCTATTGTTGAAGCACCTGAAATAATCCAAGGTACTATTTCTATTATTGATATTATCCAGCTTATAAAATCTATCATATTATTATTGTTCTAATCTTTTTAAAGCTTCTTTAACCTTCTGGGGCAGTTCCTCTAAGTGTACCAGAGAATGTATCCTCCCCTGCAACCGGTACATTTCCTGTTCCGATGTTGCCACCGCCAGTGCCTGTAACTCCAAGTTCTTGCGGTCCTTGAGGTACTCCAGCAGGGCTTCCCATATTGCCGGGTTGTTCACTACCGGGTTCAGTTTCCTCGCCTGTGTTTTGTCCAACATTTTGCATTCCTATAATTTGTGCCATCATAGCAGCTTCCTCTGGGTCATTTAATATTTCGTCAGGGTCTAAGTCTAAGCTATAGGCAAGTTCACTAATCAATTTAGAAACTTTCACGAATGGTGCAATAGTTGGATTTTGTGCAGTTTGTAAGAACATAGTAAGTCTTTGACTTCGAACTTCTTTCTGCATCAAACTATTTGTACCAGTGGCTTTAATTTCTAAATCACCAATTACATCTAATGTACCTTCAAAGAATTGCATGTTCCATTGAAAGTATGATTCTCCTAGCGGTTTCAATAAAAAGTCATCAAGATTTTTAACAACTGTTTTAATATTTAAACTAGCAGCCCCTAACAACATTGACATACCAGATGCAGTTCTTGTCATACTTTGCACTCCGGTTTGTCCATGTGAGTAGCTGGGAAGCCCTGTTTGCTCGTCAGCAAGTTGCCTGAATCTATCGAACATCATCATATTTTCAGGTGCGGTGTTTGGGAACTTCAATCCATAAATTGATTGCCCGGGCATCCCAGCTTGTCTCCTAAATATCTTGCCGGGATAAATATCCATATTTTGACCACCGACAAGAGCAGACTCATCAACATCAAATACTAATGACCCTGCCATCGCTAAATTATCAATAGCCATTCTTGCATGACCATTCATAATTTGTTGAGAATCATCCATATTCTCAGCGACCCCAATACCAAAGAAATTATATGGATTTCTTTCGTATGGAAATGCATTATAAGGAATACGATAAGGTGTAAATGGATTAATTACTGCTCTTAGTAATTTATCACCACATATCCATGCATTAATTTGTACTTCATCTAAATCATCTATTGATTCAGGAAGTTCAATACCAACTTCTCTTGCGTACTCAGCATCCATAATACCCCAGTACTCAAGCACTTCAAAGTTGGAGGTTGAATCATAATCAGTTCTATTATCATCTTTTAACTGTGATTCAAAATCTTTTTCAGTGTAGTTTGCACCTTCTTGCAAACAAGCACGAATCATATCTTTATCAAAGTAAGGCATATTTCTTAACTGCCTTAATTGACTTTTATTCATTTTGTGTCTATGTACTACATATTCACATTCATCTATATTAGTTGCTGCCGGGTCTGGATAAAAATCCCAACAACTAACAAATTCAATTCTAGGTACTCTAACTTCTAAAGGATTATAATTTCTATCACCTTCTTCATCATAATCCCATTTGTGTAATTGTTTATTAAAATTAAATGGTCCTTTAACAATACCTGTACCTAGTAAAGAACATTCTAATAAAGCATTTCTTATTTCTGATGAACCATTAGATTCTTCTATTTGGTCATGAATAAGTTTTTCCATTCTTCTCGCAGCTCTTTTTGCTGGAGATATTTCAATAACATTTGGGTCAGCATTAGTGCCTTCGGATAAAATTCCAAGTTCTTCTGCTTGTTGCTCTAATGACCCTTCAAATAATTCACCAGAACCAAACGTTGCTCCGGGTTTTAAAGTTTTACCATCACCCTCAAAACCAACATCATAAATACTTTCTACTGGAGCATCTTCTAATCTATTGCCAATATTATCAGGTATTTCACCAGATTCTATTCCCGGTATTGGATTACTAGTATCTAGAAAAGCAAATTCTTTTTCACCTTCTGGTATTTTAGTTTCACTAACACCAATTGGAAATTTACCTGTACCAAAAATAACATCTACTAGTTGTCCAAAAGCTGCTAGTACTTTTGTTTTAGTTATCTTAACAAAAATTCTAGATTTTTCAGATTCTCTAAATTTAATATTTTTAGCATATAAACCACGATAATTTTCATAAGCTTTTAACCAACGTGTTTCATCGCTTTCTCTAGCTTCTTCGGCTTGAGCAAAACGACCTTGAATAATACCAACTAAATTAATTCTTTGGTCTTCTTCAAGTACTATACTTTTACCAGCTTCACCTTCTACGTCTTCGTAGATGTTATCTGCATTTAAAAATGTATTATCGTTTTCTGCCATTAGTATCCAAACGTGCCATCCGATGGCTCATATATATCTGTTTTAATCCTCAACATTCTATCATAAGGATGGTCAAGTTTCGGTCTACTCATCAACATATAACGTAAAGCATCATATGCGTGGTCAGCCGAATGCGTATCTACATCCTCTGAGTTAGAACGTGACAAAGGCAGACTTTGTAATTCCTTTATTAAATTCGTACATGTACTTAATATTTGCAATCTAGGTCTACCGGTATTCCTGTCTTGTCGCAAATGTTCATGTATTTGAATCTTACCTGCTATTCGGTTCTTATCAGCTCGTCTTAATTTATGACCTTGTTTAATTAAGGTTTCACCAATAGTAGGACCAGTATATCCAGTCCTTGACCAAGCAGCAGTATCTAATACACCTGTTATTGACTTAACTTCACTACTTTCTAATTCTGTTATCTTACTACCTAGAGCTTCCCCTGTAAGACCCTTTTCGTATAATTCTCTATATATAATGATGGTCTTATCTTCAGGGTCAATTGCAGCCCATAGACAGCAACTCTCCGAAGCATATCCATAGTCTACTGCTTTTGTCCTCTCCCACCAAGTAGGTATTTCAAATGGAGTAATGACATGAATGCTTGGGTCAAACTCAGCAAAAGCAGCACCTTCACTAATATCCCAATTACCTTCTAATAACTGCTTTCTTTGTACAGCAGGTAACGAAAGTAACATTCGTTCATACTCACCGTCTTCGGCAAGGAAAGGATTATCCTGCAATCGAGCCGGGATAAACTTCCTAGTTAAACCATCATGACCTTTAAAACTTTTATTATGGTCAGCAGGTTCAACGTATCTCTTCTTAACCCATTGAGCACCAACTCCTCCCGGGTTGGCTGTGCAACGTAAATACGTTGGCAGCTCTGGGTCAGTTGTTCTTAACCTTGATGCTAGATAGTTCCAACCAAACTCTGTTGGTAAGTGTGTAATTTCATCAAAGCCAATCCAACTGTATGCTTGTCCTTGATAACGATACACATCTGCATCTCGTTCCAAAAATCCAAATTCTATTTTTGCTCCAGAAGGAAAGTTCCATAACTTTTCTACTTCTCTAAACTTAGCTCCGGGAAAAGCTTTTGGATACAATTCCCTAGATTTATCTATAAGTTCTCTAAGCTCTGGCATTGACCTTCTAAGTATTAAAGCTCTATGAGCCGACTTATGGCAATACCTCAGTGGGTCAATAAGCATTGCAAAGCTTTTTCCTCCACCGGCTGCACCTCCATAAAGAACATCTTTTTCTGATGCAGCTAAAAAATCTGTTTGCGGTCCTTCATTTGGCATAAATGCTACATGTGAACCGGTACTATCTAAATGTTCTTGTATTTCATTTGGAAGAACTTTTGTTTCTTCTTCTGATAGTACATTTGAAGTTAAAGCTTTTTCTTCAGCACTAACTTCTTTTTTTACTTTAGCTAAACTTCTTGTTAGCTTTTTTACTTTACTATTTTTTCTATCTAATTTCTTCTTAGCTCGTAAAGCTAATTGAACATCAGATAGTTCTGAATTCTTTGGTCTACCACCTTTTTTACGTGGAGTACCGTCTTTGTTAAGTATATAGCTCCCATCAGGGTTTGTCAAGTACTTTTCAGGATTTTTTTCCCACTCTTCCATACACTTTATCTACATGTTTTTTTAAACCGGGTCGAGATATTTTCTTACCAGTCTCTGCTTCTAACCAATCCACACCAATACCCAAACTAATCTCACCATGAAAAATAGCTTCAGATACCTCTCGCAAGATGTCTAATTCATGTTCAATAGGTTTTAAATAACCCTCCACTAGCTCATCTTCTTCATAACCAAAAGGAATAGTTGACGAAGACCGTCTGCGATATCCATCAGGTAACATCTTCATAATTATTTCTTTTTATCTTTTTTACCAAAAATCTTATCCCAGTTGTCAGCAAACTGTTCATCGCTAACTCCTTTTGCTTTTGCTCTGGCTTTATTACGAGCCATACGATTACGAACTTGAGCTGATTTTACTTTAAAGTGTCCTGCATGTGGCATAATAGTTGAGCAGTTTTAGTTCTTACTCAGGAAATTTATTTAGTTAGTCCACTTAGTACCACGATAAATACCGTGTTTGACTTTTGTAGACTTACTAGGTTCTGCATCATGTTTGATACCTCTGTAGATACCCGGTTGAGCTTTTGCTTTCTCAACATGAGTATTCTCAGGAGTAACTTTGATACCTCTGTAAGTAGCCATATCATGCCTCCAGTTTTCATAGGTTAATATTAAGTCATATTTAAATGACAGCCTATGCGTTCCTTCGGTAGATGTCGGTCTCTGTTCCCATTACTGGTACTTAGCTTACCCCTAATACGGGAGGTTTTCCTTTCTAACCTACTTCCGTCTCTTTCGAGATGAACGATTATTGATTATGACAATTTAGTTGTTGTTGTCTTATCAATTCTTTCAATTCTTTTTCTGATAATAGTTGTGGTTGTTCTTGCTGTGGTTGTGCCATTGTATTACCATTTTACTTTATCTGCCCACCATGCTGCTGACATTT